GATTACTCAGTAATGTTATTCGTAATTATTTCTTTGCTCGTTATACCTGCCCTTCTCCCGAGTATGACCAAACTGTGTACCACTATCATAGAAATAGTGACACTGTAGAGTTCTTATGGGTAATACCATCTAAAGATACCGTTGAATACTTTGCATCTCACCCGCTTGAAATTCATGGCGATGAGAGAGAATTATTGGATTATGTGTTATCATTCCGCGATGGCACCTTACTTAAAAAAGCATTGAAATTGAATAAGGAGATCGAATGATTGATGAATCAGTTCCAACTACCCAAACCATTGAAACGCAAGAAACTACTGAACAAGGTCAAGTTGCTGAGATTTCACCACCGGCTAAACCTACAAACCCGGATATTGAAAGAAACCTGGTTAATCTGCGACAAGCTAAAGACCGCGCAGAACGTGAGCGGGATGAGGCAATACGTATACTTAAAGAATCTGAATCGCGTAAGCCCATAGAACCTGAAGAAGATCTATCTATACATATGAACCCCGATGATCTTGCTGAAGGTAAACACATATCCAAATTAGAAAAGAAATATAAAAAGTTAGAAGCTGAAGTTGCACAATATCAAAGACAATCTAATGAATCGCTTATTGAAGCCCGATTAAAATCACAATACACCGATTTTGATACCGTGGTTTCAGCAGCAAATATAAAATTATTATCCGAACAATACCCAGAACTGGCCCAAACTATCAATTCTTCTCCAGATCTTTATTCCAAAGCAGTATCTGCATATACACTTATCAAGAAGTTTGGCGTAGATCAGGGTGATCCCTATGCTGGTGATAAACAACGCGTACAAGAGAACTTAGCAAAGCCTAAACCACTTGCTGCAGTATCCCAAGCTGGAGAATCTTCATTATCACAGGCCAATGCTTTTGCCAATGGGTTAACCAAAGATTTGAGATCTAAGTTGCTTGATGAAATGAAGATGGCACGTAAAGGTTATTAAATTCATAAGCGGCTTTAGTCCTGAGCGAAGCCGAAGGAGATATTAATGAGTGATCTATTACAACGACAAATCATCTTCCCACACAACATATCCAAACTTATTACCTATATCTATGTACAAGGCTTTCACATGACCTTTGGTGAAGCATATAGAACACAAGAACAAGCCCAATGGTACGCAGAACATGGACTTGGCATAGCACATTCCCTCCATTGTGAAAGATTGGCTCTAGATCTGAATTTGTTTGATTCCAGTGGCAATTATCTAACCGATGGTGATCATTACAAACCATTTGGTGAATATTGGAAGACATTGAATCCGTCTAATAGATGGGGTGGTGATTTTACACGCAAAGATTATAATCATTTTGAAATGAACGATAAATAAATGAAAATATGTCAAATTTGTAAGATTAAAACCGATAGCAAATCTTGTATAACTCACAAAAAAAAATCACTTATGCTTTGCGAGAGATGCATTTTATATTGGCCTTCAACTGGTGATAAAGTAAAAGAACAGTTAATAGAGAATTTGATAAATCCCAAGAAATCTAAAAGTCTAAATGGCGTTATTATGGAAGATCTGATTGATTATCTTGAATTTCTTACAACATCTCTAAAAAATAGTTTTGATGATGATAAATATTCTAGAGAAGGGCAATTGGGTGTTATAAATTCCCAGTTAGCAACAATTATAGCATTAAAATTAACCAATTCTAAAGTTTAAACTAGCTCCTTTTTCTGATGTGTCCCAACTTGTGATTAATCGTCACGGGTTGGGGTTTTTTAATATGTGCGCTTATTGATTAGGTATTTATCTTTCCTCATTAAAATTGCACATGCAACCATTCCTTTTTTTGGACATTGGATCATTGCTGCAAAATCTGTTGGCGTACTCAAGCCTATAATCTCCATATCGTATATATATTTGATTGCATCTAATTCAAATGCTTCTTTATATTGCATTTCCTTATATTTCGTAATTAATACACTTAAATAAGGTGTTTCGCCGCGTTTAGTTGTAGTGGTTGCTCTTGAGGATAATTGTCTGCGCTCTATAGGATTCAATGGAGATGTAGGCATTGATGAATAACAAATATTATGACTTATGAAACACATAATAGTTATTGTAAAAATTATAGAAAAATACATATAGGATCCTTTAGCAGTATTAGATATGGATTTTTGCTTTTCATATGTGAATATAGTATAAATCATGTCGAATGTATCTGCGTCTCATTCAACGCAAAACTTGAAAGAAATGTCGATATTAGTGTAGATGGTAAGGGCACCAGGGCGTGCCAGCCCGAAGCTAAGGTACAAAACGATGCAGAATCGACAAATGCCGAGGCTATAGTTGGTTCGAATCCAACAATCGACAGCGAATCTTTCTCCCATCGACGTAACGGATTTCGTCACCGTAGACGTAATGGAAGCTTCGTCAGCTTAAGTTACAATCTAATATTACATTATCTTAGGAGTAAGTCATGGCGATAACTACGACATCGACTCTTCCGGCTCCGGTCCAACAAAGTTTTAGTTACAAACTTTTATCGGTCCCCGTGCCAAATATGATCCACAAGATCCCTGCAATGTTAAAACAGATGCCACGTAATGGTGGTACAACACTGCGTATGAGAAGATATAATCCTCTCAATACAGCAATGGTGCCATTAGGAAATAGTGGAATAACACCGCCGGCTCAAACATTAACTGCGGTTGATATAGATGCCAAATTGTCATTTTATGGAACTTATGTAACGTTAAATGAACAAGTAACATTACAAAACCAAGACCCTGTTTTAAACGAATGTGCAGCACGTCTAGGTGTTTCTCTTCGTCAAACCGAAGATCAGTTAACACGTGATATGTTAGCTGCCACAGCTGGTTTCATTAACTGTACTGGTGGAGTAAATGGCGATAATCCAACAGAAATAACGCGTTCTGATGTTGATACGGTTGTACGTACATTGCTTAATAACAATGCATATACAATCATGGATAACATCGAGGGTGAAGATAAGTTCGGTACAGCGCCAGTTCGTGATGCATATTTCGCATTATGTTCTACCTTTATGACAGGTAACTTAGATAACGTTGCTGGATTTATTCATAAGAATAACTACCCAGCACCAATGAATGCGCTTCGATCAGAATGGGGTAGCATTGGCAATTTAAGATTTTTGGTTAGCAGTATAGGCAGTTTTGCGCCAAATGCATCTTCCCTAGGCAATAATTCATTCAATATCTTCTGTGTTGGTATGGAGGCTAGACACAAAATAGGCCTCGTTAAATCTTCTCTGATAGACTTGGAAACCGAAGTGGCTTTTAGTTAACCGGCAACAAGGGGCAAGATCTGTGGAAAAATATTTATGTTCACATGTAAAAGAATATATGAAGGATTCAGGTAAAACATTGAGTAATAATATGATTTATTATCACTTTATGTCAGTTCCAAATCCGGATCATCTACCAGTAAATGGTGAATATACCTGCATGATAGATCAGCCTGAACGTAGCAAGCGAGAAGACCCGGAAACGGGATGCGGTGCTCTGAACTCTAGGGATAACCTAGAGAGGGATAAGTAGAGAAAGTCCCCGCCTAGCTATAGGTCAGTAAGCATGAGCTGAAAGTAACAGAATGTATGCGTGCGTTGAGCAAGATGGATACTCAGCAAACTTTATTTATAGACCGCCAATTTATGATGGACCATTAGCGCTTAATGCTTCAGTTGGTTATAAATTTGCTGAAGTCCCTAAACTTTCTGGGGACTATAAATCTTCTCTGATAGACTTGGAAGCCTTAGCGTAAAGACGAAGGTAACAAGGGGCAAGATTATGAAATGGCAAATAAAGAAAATTCCTGATTATAAAGAGTTCTCCACAAAACCAAAATTGGGTGACAAAGTCTGGGTGGAAACTAAAGACGGTGTTTTTATGGCACAATATTGTTTATGGGATTTCACAGTGCCAACATCTGGGCATTTTGAATTCCGTGGCAATGATTTTGACGTAATTGCATGGATGCCATATACCAACGATCAGCCTGAACGTAGCAAGCGAGAAGACTCACAAGTTTGTGAGATGCGGTGCTCTGAACATTGTGGAAACACAATGAGGGATAAGTAGAGAAAGTCCCCGCCTTTATAAAGGTCAGTATCCTTTAACCCGATAATCCTGAATGAAGTTGAAGGAAAAAGTAACAGATATTGAGAATCACAAATGATCTTTGGATAATTAATTTACGTGCTACGTTAGCATAAAAAGGAGTATTCATGGACGGAACTATTTTAGGCCAAGGGATGTTTACCTCTCTTGGTACTGCCACTACTATCATCGTCCCTTCGGATCTTGATTGGCTGAATGTATATAACTTTACTCAAGCCGGGGGAACCAGTGGCATATTTAAAAGCTACTGGCAACGTGGTATGCCAAATGGCCAAGGTATAGGATGGCTTACCGGAGTGGGCGGAGCAGTTACGGTAGAAAATCTGCCAGTAAATACCTTCAAGATATACAATCCAGCAAACCCAATCGTATTTGGTGCATTGAATAACGGATCTACTGGCGTTACAGGCTTTACAGCTGCTAACCCTGCAGTAGTTACCGTTGGTTCAACTGCTGGCATGGCTGCTGGTAACATTGTTCGCTTTAATTCACTTAATAATCAAGAGCAATTTAATGGCATTGATTTTTCAGTTGGTTACGGCACATTGACCGGTACAACCATGTCGGTTGATTATTTGAATGCAACAGGAACTACCCCATCTACATCGGGTAATTTCTATGTATATACCTATAATCCACTCTTCTATCCACGCCGTAGAACCATTTCGCAGATCATTGCTGGTAACCCTACTGTTGTTACTCTTTCTGTTGACCATGGTTATACCGTTGGACAAGAAGTTAGACTTGAATTCCCAGGTGGAGCGCCTGTGTGGGGTCCATATGCTAATCTCGATTCCTCATGGAACGTATTAGCGAATGGCGCGCCTAAGGCATACATTATCACAGCGGTTGATACAGCTACAGGCGTTGGTCATAATACCATCAGCTTGAATGTTGATACCACAGGATATGCTTTCCCAACAGCATTCTTCGGTGTTGGACTTGCTGCAGCTAATGCTATACCAAATACAGCTTTGCCATTCACTCCGGCTCAAGTTGTACCTTTTGGTGAAGATACTGCAACGGCATTATCACAAATACCGCCATTGTCTGAATTAGCAGATGCTACATTCAATACAGGTTTCTTAGGTATCACTATGACAGGAGGCGCTGCCTTCCCTGCTGGTGCTGCCGGAAACCTTATTTTCTGGACAACTGGTAAATCATCGTTCGGTGGTCTATAATCTATTTTGATTAGTCATCAGGGGGCAGGTTATCTTAGCGGGTATCCTGCCCCACTAAAAAGAAAGTGAAATCATGGTAGAAGATAAGAAAGTAGATACGCTGACCCAGATAGCTGAAAAAAAGCGTAAGAATAAAGAGAATCTCAAATACAAACGAGACAAAGATGCCGAGAAGGTTCGTGGTAGATTCAAATTTTACGAAGTTCCTGGTGGAACCTTGTCGTTCTCATTTAAAGCATACAAAGAAGATGAAGTAGAAACATACACACTTGTAGATGGTGATGTATATACCATTCCTCTTGGTGTCGCTAAACATCTGTGTAACAATGGATGGTATCCTGAATATGGTTACATCAAAGGTGAACAAGGTGATAAAGGCGCACGTACGGGATTCAATAATATGACATCCGATGGCATGCGCATTGAAAAGAAAGTTAGACGGTTTGGCTTTGAAAGCATGGAATTTGCTGACATTGAAGAACTACAACAACCGAAAGATATTGTACTGGTTACTGGAGGCTGAAATGGCTGAGTCATGTCAATCGTATCGATTTCCCGTTTTTCAGCGAGCAATGCGCATAATTACTGCAATTACTAATGCAAATCCTTGTGTGATAACTACATCGTTGCCGCATCAATATGAGAATGGTTTAATTGTACGCGTTAACATTACTCCCAAGCATGGCATGTTCCAGATAAACCAACAGACAGGTATAGTAACGAAATTGTCTGATACTACGTTTTCGCTCAATATAGATTCGAGCGCATACGACCCATTTACAATTCCTTCTTTGCTCAACTATACCTGTTCACAAATAACGCCTGTTGGTGAGATTACGGTATTTACTGATGCCAGTGGGTTCGTTGATACCTATACGCGACAAGCAACACAAAACGTACTTCCATACCCCCTTCTTTATTGATATATTGAAATATTGTACGTTAATCAGTATTCGGCTAATAATTATGCTGACAAAGGTTGATTGCATTCCCCCCATGACGATGGGCTGAGCAGTGATGTGAGGTATGGTTCAATTCCATACTTGAGCATATGAAAAAGCCAGGTTTTGCCAGTTTATCTATAACTCCGGAGCTGTGAGGACACGAAACTGGACGTTTTACTAGATTGCAACCTGTGAACTTGCTAGGCTTTACTCTATTAACCAGGGAGTAATAGATGGCAGATTCCACATTAGCAGCAATACAGAAAAAAGTTCGTAGAATAACAAGATCTCCGTCAGAAGCACAACTATCTGATGCGGATCTTAATGAATATATCAATACGTTTCTGGTCTATGATTTTCCGGAACATCTACGCACATTCAATCTGAGACAACAATTTTCATTCGTCTGCAATCCATACCAAGATCTGTATATAACAGATACAACATTGCCATTAGCCAATCAGCTCTATAATTTCCAGAACATATATCTTTCGGTGCATGACCCAGTATTTATAGCAGGCTATCAAAGCTTTTATACTCAAAGCAGAGAACAATTATTTGGGATCTATCCCAAGTTACAATCGTTCCAGCAGTTATTCACGCTAGGTGATGGCGTTACATTTACATTCACCGGAGTTATTAACTCACAACAATCATTGATACCACCAAATTTCAATCAGCATATAACCTTGCTACAAGGCCATTGTTTGTTTGATTCTCTTGATTCGAATTCCAATGGATTAGCGATGATCGATGTGCCGGTTCAGAATCCAGATACCGGATTCAATACCGTTAATGGGAATTTATATTTACCGGGACTACAACCAACTTTGAGGCCAACGGTTATTGATCCAACGAATACAATTAACTATATAACGGGTAAATATACGGTAACTTTCAAGAATACATCTTTAACTGATGTTGCGCCGGGACCAGGACAGATAATCAATACACAAACGGTCCCTACGATTACCAGTAGGCCCCAGGCGCTCATGTATTACCAAGACCACTTCATTATCCGTCCGGTGCCAGATCAACCATATACGATCAATTTTGAGGTATTTGTGAGGCCATCACAATTACTTGCTACAGGACAAAGTCCACAACTGGAAGAATGGTGGCAATTAATTTCATACGGCGCTGCTAAAAAAGTATTAGAAGATCGCATGGACATTGATTCCGTTGCGCTTATTATGCCTGAATTCCAAAAACAGATGGCATTATGTGAACGAAGAAACTTAGTCCAATGGACAAATGAACGAACTGCAACAATATATACTGAACAATCAACCTTGGGTTGGGGATCTGGGCCTGGTGGCTTTGGACCTTTTTAAGGAAACCAAATGGTATATTCGCCTAATATTCCACAACCGACTGATAAACCACAAAATTCACAGCCTCTTATTTTACAAAACTTTCAAGATATAAATTCATTGATTAATGTAAATCATGTTGGATTTGATGTTGCTAATGCTGGCAAACACAATCTTGTTGAGTTCGTTGTTCAAACAGATCCACCATCAGTTACTCTTGCCGAAGTTAAACTGTATAACTTCGGCGACGCAATAACTGGCATAAATGAACTTTTTATACAGAATGCATTGGGAAATGAATATTCGGTTACTGCATCTATATTAAGTACTGACATATCTCCGGGAAATAATTCTAATGGCTGGAAAGCAGATGCTACAGGTATACTATTCAAATGGGGATTCATTGATAATGTAATAGTAGGAATTGATACAGCCGATTTTCCAGTAAGTGCATTTATTCCAGTCTTTGCACAATGTTTTACAGTTTTATTAACTCCATACGATTCTGCCGGCGTTAGCACGGGATTTGATCTTGTTCTTTATAGCATGACTAATACAGGGTTTACGTTCTATTCATCTGCAAGCAGCGGTACCCTGGGATTCCAATATCTAGCTATAGGGTTCTAATATGCCTTATGATAAATTCCTGATCGCTCCACTTAAAACCGGTCTGCAAAGGGACGTTAAGCCATTCATGATTCAGGATGATGCGTTCCAGTATCTCCAGAATGCGTATGTATGGCGTGGTAGAGTTATAAAGCGATTCGGATCTTATCTACTTAATGCTATTGGTTCAGCAACAGATCAATACAATGCTCGATTACGTATCAATATTGGAACAATTACGGCCAATTCTAGCGGTACAGTTCCTGGGCATATATTCCAACCAGGACAAATGTTCTCTTCGGGCACTTTATCATTTACGGTGTCAAATCCAGCGGCAGGTGTTCAACAGATGATTCGTTCGGATGGATCTGTTTCTGCTGCAACATTCAATATTACCAACGGTGCATATAATATAACAGCAACCGGATTGCCTGGTGCTACGATTATATATTTCTATCCGTCTACTCCAGTTATGGGATTTGTTGTCTATCAAGAAGGTGCAATTAACGATGAACCCACCTTTGCATTTGATCAACAATTTACCTACCAACAGATCAATGGTGGTTGGGATGTTCTTGGCATTGGTACATGGACAGTTCTTACTGGATCCGATTCACAATTTATTTGGGCTACCAATTATCGAAATGCTTTGGGTGATGGCACTTTGTTATTCATTACCAATAATAATCCCGCAGATCCAATGCAATATTGGGATGGGGCAGCATGGCATATCTTTAATCCCGCGGTTAATGCAGCAGGTGACAAAGTTGAAACTTGCCTGATGATTATTCCATTTAAGGATAGATTACTTTTATTCAATACTACAGAAACAGGAGCAGAAGCGGGAACCTATGTTAATAGAATGCGTTATTCTCAAAACGGCGACCCAACAGCAGCTACAGCATTTTATGATGTCCCAAATGTTGCTGGTTTTGGTGGTTTTGTTAGTTGTTATGATACACAGGAACAGATAATATCCGCAAAAGTAATCAAAGATCGTCTCATTGTCTTCTTTGAGAATTCTACCTATGAACTTGTATATACCGCTAATGAGATTCAACCTTTCCGTTGGCAACGACTCAATACAGAACTTGGTACTGAAAGTACATTCTCTACCGTTCCATTCGATAAAGTTGTTCTCACGGTAGGTAATGTTGGTATTCATGCTTGCAACGGAGCTAATGTTGAACGTATCGACAATCTTATTCCCGACGAAGTATATAAGATATCTGAATCCAATGCCGGTATATTCCGTGTGCATGGTATTCGTGATTACTTTAAGGAAATGGTTTATTGGACATTCCCATCTTCTGATCATGAAGTTGGTGGGATTAGTGAAACATATCCCAATCGCGTAATGGTTTATAACTATAAGACAGGATCATGGGCATTTAATAATGATTCGTTTACTGCTTTTGGTTATTATCTACAACAAGCAAATTTGACCTGGGCTACATGGTTTCAGCCATGGTTTGAATCTGATTGGCAATGGGCAGAAGGTTCGCGTGAAACTCAATTTAGAGAGATTATCGCGGGCAACCAAGAAGGCTTCACATTCATAATTGATGATGAAGAGCCCAGAAATGCACCTTCACTACAAATTACTAATATAACTTCCATTGCCGGTGTAGTTACTATTACTGCATATAACCACAATCTGTTTCAAGGTGACTATGTAATTATAGAAAATATACAAGCAACTGATCCTTATGCAGCTGTCCTAAATGGCAACATATATAACGTTACCCTCACAAATACCAATCAATTTGTTATCTATCAAGCTGGTGCGCCTGCTTCTGGTTATTTAGGCCAAGGAACTATCGGTCGAGTAAGCAATATCACGATACGAACGAAACAATTCAATCCATATCAAGACCAAGCAACCAATATATATCTCTATAAGGTTGAATTTAACGTAGATTCAACGGTAAATGGTGAGATAACTGTAGACTATGGCGCAGACTTTCCGCCTACGGGAAATGGCCTTCTGGCCGATGCACAGTTAACGGGTACTATACTTGGTACGGGTGTTTTAGAAACATTTCCATATGCATTAGTACCAAATGAAATCCAAGCCCAGCAATTATGGCATCCAGTATATTTTCAATCTATGGGCGGTAATATACAATTGCAATTATCATTCTCTAAAGCAGAGATAACTAATCCATTAATCGCTTTCAGTGATTTTGAAATGCATGCAATGATGTTATTCACACAAAGATCAGGAAGGCTGCAGTAACATGGCTAATGCATCATATTCCAATCAACTTGGGCCTGGATTATTCTTACCTACCACAGATATATACGATACCCAGATTATTAAAGATTTGGATGTTCAGTCTCAGGACTTCAAGGACTTTCTCGTTCGTCTGCGACAATCTATAAACAACGTTGCCATAGCGGTTAATCTTAAGGATTCCGGTTATTATCAAGTGGATCAAGAGTTTATCAATGGCCAAGCATGGTTTGCCAATCCAGCTTTAACAACAACCAATCCATCAACGCGAGCATTTAGACAAGATTTTCGAACCGTTGTTAATTTTGGTGCTTTACCAAATACCGCTACTAAATCAGTACCCCACAATATACCCATCAATGTCTCTTCTGGGCCAGCATATTCATTCACACGTATATTTGCCACATCCACAGATCCTGTTGGATTTCATTACATTCCCATCCCTTATGCTTCTACAACTGAGATAATTGAACTTAATGTAGATGCAGTCAATGTAAATATAACTACAAATGCCAATCTTACTGCTTTTACTATTACCTATGTTGTGCTTGAATACCT